CGCATGAAAAAGTTAGCATTGCCATACAAGGATTGATCAATCGTCTTATTAACAAAGAATCTATTATTAACAAAATGATACACGCCTTTTGTAAGTTGCTCTTCTGTGAGTTTCCCACCTTGCTTCTGCACATCTGCTATATCAATTCCCATTTCAGCAAGTTCAGCAAGAGCACGTTTGTCACCGCTCAGAGCATTTGTCGCCCAGAATTGTGCAGAATGGAAACCTACCGAGGCAGCAAAAGAAAGTTGCTTTAGACGCATGTAGTTAAATCCAGGTTGATGAATAGTTTTTCTAAGAATCTCCGCGGCAGTCGGCTGATTGGTCCAGCGAGCGAGTTTGCCGCTGCGAGCTAGAATTTCAGAGTGTATCACATCCCATTGAGTATTTGCCAGAATACCCGAAGCCTCTAGCGTCGAGTGCATTTCATCTTCATTCATACGAAGCAATGCTTTGCCTACAGACTGCAACGGTGCTGACATTCCAAGATGAAAGTATTGTCCTATATGCGGTATTGCTACAAACGGAATCTGTACTAAGCGAAGTATCTCTTGTGCAGTACGCTCAGGGTTAGATACCGGTGTATAAGTAGGATTAACATTCAACTTAGGAATCTGTTTTTCTTCTGAGAGTGCACGGAACTTATTGACAGTGTTGATAGATTGATTCATCTGTACTTTGGCAGATGATTTCGTAACATCACCGCCGTGCTCGTGATAGGTACGAGTGTCCTTAATCTCGTTTGATACTATGTCAGCAACTCTACGACCATTGAGTTGTACTCTAGGATCAGGATGCTCTAGCATCGAGGCGATCAAAGGAGTAACATTTTGCATCTTGTCGCCGACGGAGCCATTCAAGCCGGCCAAACGAGCCAAGGAACGATTCTTAACAGACAACTCTGCCATTGTTAATGATGCGTTCTCACTGACTCCAGTCGTAGGATTCATACCGCGTCGAATAATTCTGTTAGTAACTTGTTGAATAGGATGATTAGTCTTCACAGCATGAGCATGTAAATCAGCAATCGTTGCCGTATGCAGTGGCAATGTGTTTCTTGTAGCATCTGAACCTTGGTGCCAGTCAAGCACAGCTTTAGAGTCCTTGGTACTCTCACCCAGAGCCGCAGATCTCAATCTCTGATACTCTCCAAGCTGCGCTTTTATAGCTTTTCCCTCTGGAGATATATCAAGTTCCCACTCTTTATTTCCTACAAGCGACATTAACTTAGAGCCAATGCCGCCTTCCTTCTCCAAACTTTTTGCCCACATCTCGCCTAAAGGTGCTAGTAATCCACCCATTAGAATTCCCACCTTTCATAATCACCAGTCTGAGTCTGCTGATCGGTAATCAAACTATCAATATCTGAGATACGTTCTTGAGAACTCATATCCTTAGGACCTTTGGCATATTCTTTCATACGCAGCTCGTGAAGCGTCTTATGCGCTACCAGTGCGGCACGCTTCGCAGAAGGATCAGCAGAAAACATATCCTTGAGATTCTTACGTTCCTGAAGATGCTTTTCCTGTAGAAGCTCTTGCTGCCACTCAGTTGAGTTCCACATATCATCCTGAGTGCTGCGGAAGATGTTAGATTCTTGTGGCCAGCGACCAGAACCTAGGAAATTATCCATGTGGTTGTACATGGCCTTAGCATAGTACATGAGTTGAGGCTCCGAGGGCTTACGGCCGCTCATGAACTTCTGAACCTTCATAGTATCAATAAGCCGTTGCTCAAGTTCCTTGCCAAACTCACGTGGCATTGAGTGAGTATAGTTATACATAAACGCAAGAAAGTTCGGATTCTGTGTGCCTTCACGTGTGTTCTGATGTTCAAAGAAGATGCCAGCTTGCTGGAGACTCTTTGGATAAAAGTGTTTAGAGAGATCATCCTTAAAATCCTCATCACTCATGTCTTTGAAAAACTCAGTCAGTGTCTTACCCTGGCTCTTAGCAGTGGTCATGTACTTCTTGAGATACACATTATAATCAGGATTTACATCATACCGCACAGAGGGCTGGCCAAAACGATCTTTGGTGTAGGCAGTGCGAACTTTCGTAGCAGGAACTGATTTTCTTTCTACCTGCGAGGGTACTTGAATAGACTCATCAGTTTCTGCATCTTTGGCTACTCCTTTGATAAAATCGCGTACACGCCTAGCATGAGATTCAACTCCTATGAGATCACCAAATTCTTTCTTATAGTATTCACCAAACTCATCGTGAGCAGAACTTTTTGTAACTTTTGAAGTTGTAGAAAGTACATAAGCAGCAAGGTCTCTTGGATCGTCGAACTTTAACTCGAATAATTTATTACCGTAGCCATAACGAGGCGAAGCTTTAGAAAGTCTCGCAGGTAAAGGAGAATAATCTTTGTTCTTAAGTGCAATACTCGTAGCTTTCTTAACCGGATTCTGCGTCAACCGCTTTTCTGCCTGTGCCGCGGCCTTGATCTGATCCTTCGCCATCCTCTGTTGCGCCATTTTCTCAATCTGCTCAGGTTTTACCATCTTCGCAGCGGCAGGATCTTTAGCGAGACTTGCTATAACTTTGGCTTTGTAGAACTCAAGTGTACGCTTTGTACCAGGAGTCGATGCTTCTTTAGCAATTTTTGCAGCTGCTTGCTCTTGAACACCTTCTACGTGTGTGTTGAGAGAGCTTCCAGCATCCATGACAAGTTGATTAAGTCTGGTAGAGAGATACTTGAAATCTTCGCTCCCAGCTTCGATAGAACTCAGCTTCTTATCTCCGAGAAGTGAACGCACAAAAGTAGCGGCAGAAAGCACCGGCGCATACTGAGCAGGGTCTTCATTCAGCAGCTTCATTTCGTGCTCTTTAACGGCAGCGCGACTCATACCAGAATCTTGCATCTCAGTGACATGATGCAATGCTTTAACATAGATAGCTTGTTGCCCAGGAATACCAGCAACGATAAGATTGTTACCTACCTCTTTCTTATGGTCCTCATATCTTTCTGCACTAGTAGCAGGTCGCAAACCTTTCTGTGCCAACTCTAATCTAGCGGCGCGTTTTTCCAACGCATCCTTGGCTACGCCTTGAACAACGTCACCGAGTTTCTTTATTCCCATTCCACCAACATCGAACATACCATGAAACACCGCAAATCCTACCGCATCCTGCCATGCTTGGCCTTTGTCTTCTTGTTTACGAGTCGCCGTGCCATAAGCATAACCCTCGGCGCCAGCCATGAGATAACCAAACACACGCTTACCAGCGGTAGTAGTCACTAGTTTAGCAGTCAGATTACCACCTTTAACTAGACCACTTCCTTCTCCCATAGCAACATACATTGGCAACTGTGCAGCTTGTTCAGCAACAAAAGAAGTCGCATGATTCAACCAACCATCGTAGTTTGGTAACGCCGCCGCCCAAAACTCATGCTCATCTGTCTGACGTTGTGCTCCTCTATCAATAGCTTTATCGAGTGCGTCCTTATATTTTTCGTGATCCACGACGGCAATCTGATTGTGCAAATCCGCTGCTTGCTCATGCCAGGGTCGTGCAAGAAGTACCTTCTGCTGTGCGTCAGGAAGCGCGCGGAAAGCTGTTTGATTCTTGTACAACTGTACAGCGTCTTCAACAAAGTTACCAAGAGCGTTATGCACGTATTGTCCCGCCCTAGCAAGACCAGGTAATCCTTCATTCCATCCGTGTGCGAGGCTGTGCATAATGGAATTATTGTAGGCGTCTTCGATGTTGTAGTTTGTAGCTTCTCCATACGCTTGCTTGAGCCATAACTCTTTGCTCATCGGCGCGATTTTCATACCTCCGTACATCGGCGCAATCATCCGATCGTAGTAATGTGAAGCGATAGTCTTTTTCTGTTCGTCTGTATAATGTGACAACACCGCATCATTTGCCACAGTCTTCCAACGATGCAGAGAGTTAGCCAATCCATCATAGGGATTGGCTAACTTGTAAGGATTGAGTTTTGGATTCTTCAGCGCCGCAATCTTGTCGTGATGATTCATAGAATCTATCGAAGCATACTTCTGCTTTGACGCTGCCTCGTTGGCAGCTCGGCGCTTTGCTTCGTTCTGATACCCTATAATCTCACGCAGCGGGTTAGTAGTTGGTGTCGTCGTCGTCTTCTGGTGCAGCGGCGTCGTCTGAGAGATAGGTTGAGGCTGAACTGAGGCTGCTGGTACTTGACTGTGATCCACTTGATTTACCCCCTCCAGCGATTTTGTCATACCATGTTGAAACACCGTCAATAGCCTGACCGTAGGTTGTCTGAGCTTGTTTGGCAACTGAGAGTTGCTGGTCAAGATTGGAAACCATTGACTCATTGTAGGGCTTTAGTCTAGCTGCCGAATCTCGCTGAATTTGTAAAGTAGAGACAGCCTGAGCTAACTTTGACTGCGTTGCTGCTGACTTAGTTTGAAAATCCTGATAAGCCTTTACAGTCGTAAGAGGGTCAGCGTTCTTCACAATAAGTTTTGCCTTAAAGACTGCAAGTTCCTTGCTTCCTTCTGCGGCAATCTCGTGAAGTTTGTAGCCGAACTCAGTCTGCGCTAGATCCTTACGCGCTGAGATACTAGCATTTAACCTCTCCCAAGCATCCTGACTTTTCATAAGTGCAAGATTATCAGCATGCGTTTCACGACGAGTCTCCAGAGACTCAGTAGCATTAGCCCTTGTCTGTGCGACAAGCAAAGGAATCAATGCTTTTGTAGCCTCAGAGTTAGCCTTTTGCGCTTCCATGTGAGCACTATACTGCGCTTGTGCCATCTGATTAGGCACCAGCGTCTGTGGCTGAGACTTAGCAAATGCTTGACCAAAATTCTGCGCACCTTGCTGACTACGCTTTTGCTGCTCTGCCTTAGCAAGTTGACGTTTCTCTTGAATAGTCTTAGCGTTCTTGATTGCCGCCTGCACAGCAGCGTGTTCTTCGGTCTTATTGTTAGAAGGATCAATATAGTCAATATTGAGCCCTTTTGCCAGAGACTTTCTCAACTTAGGATCAGAGGTTATACCATCTCTTACCTTGGTATTCTGATCAATAAGCTGCTGAGCTTTCTGCGCTGTGGCGTTATCGCCGATGGCTGTAGCAGAATCATGCTGCTGTTGCGCTTCATCTATCGCTGCCTGCGCCGTGAAGAGTTTGGTCGCCGCGTCGGTAAGATGAGTCTGCTTTTTCTGTTTCTCCGCCGTGATAACTTCACTCACAGCATTACCAGCAGAGTTAATCATGTTAGCAATAGCTTCGCCCTTACTACGAGGTCGTTCATAGGGAGTCGCACTCTGAGGAGCCTCACCGATTGGCTTTGTCAATGCCGATGGAATTTGACCTACATGTGCGCCACTCACAGGAGTGATCGCCTCGCGCATAAGTTTTTGCTGCGTCGCTGTGTCACCCTGAATCTGTTGCAACATCCCTCCAATATCAAATCCACCACCACCTACAGAGGCAGGCACAGAGGCAGGTGCTGAAGATGTTTGAGCAGTCTGCGGCAAAGGCCAATCGAGTGTGTTTCCCATCTTATCCTCCTTAGATTATTGCTTTTGCGATATTACCAATCGCTCCCATACCTGCCCCGAGAATTTCATACGGCATCATAGCTTGTTCCATTGTGTAATTCTCTGCCGGAGCTTCCATACCTTGAATCATGCCCTCTTGCATCTGCATACCAGTTTCAGTGAGTGAGGCACTTTCTCCAGCGATAGAGGCTGTTTCTTGAGCTTGAAGATCTGCATCAGCGATAGCAGCCACACTAGAATTAGCTGACACTCCACCAGCGCCGAGTGCAGCGTTCGTCTGAGCTTGCGCGGTAGCCATCTGCGGTTGAAGGGACTTGATATAATCCTGCAGAACCACAGAGTTAGTTCCACTAACCGAGCCGAGAAAACTGTTAATATCCCCACCAACGCCGCTACCAAAAATATCATTGATCTCACCGTTACTGTTACTAGAATTAATTGCCGCTGGAACAGTTGCTGCCGCTGGCGCAGCCCCTGTAGTAGCAGTAGCAGGCACAAGCGGATTAGCAGTCGCCGCAGCATTAGTAGCTGTTGCCGGCGTTGCTCCAGGAAGCGGCAATGCAGCAGAAGCCACTCCTCCTGCTCCAGGATTTGTCTGATTATTTCCCTGCGGATTTGAATACGGCACCATGTTATTTGTGGCCATCTGATGCTCCCTTTCCAGTTTTCAGATACTCTTCCATTTTTTGCATGAGTTGAAGTTGTTTTGGAGAATACATCGTATTTCCAGACTCTTTTTGACCGCTGCTTTTTCCTCCACCTTCATCAGCGAGCCATCCTCGAATGTAGGCATCGTAAGTAGCATCTCCAACCGAACCTTTAGAACCATTTACATCATCCCACCATGTTTTGTGCTCTGCTTGACGCTTTGTTTCTTGGGGAGTAAAACTTTTCATATACTCATCACGAAGACTTTTCCAGTAAGAATCACTGGTCATTCCATGCATTAAGTCGCCATAAACAGCCTGTTTTAGCGCGGTAGGATTATTCTTCAAGTTATCACTATAGACTTCGAGAACATTCTTACCAGGAGAAGGATGTGGATAATCTTTGTCTCCTTGCTCAGTTGAGGACCAGAATTCTAACCCTCCCCTTTCCTTAGCTCCGCGTTGTTGACGCTCTCCACTAGCGAAAACTACAGATGTGTTATCTGTATTAAAATTCTTAGCTAATCCAGGATACTCACTAAGCACCTGTTTTAGTACAGGATTAACTGACAGTGCCGATATAGGAGTAATAGGCACAGCTCCCACAGGCACAGAACTAGTCATAGGTTGCGAAGTTGCACCTATTTGATAAGCCTTACCTGCCATAGGAACTGTGGCCATCTTACACACTCCCCATTCTCAGGCGCATCCGCCTTGTAGTTGTTCCTTGGTCCCTGTTACGCTGCGAGGTACGCTGAAAAATAAGTCCCGGTGAGCCTTCAATTCCACTGCTTGTTTGGAACTTCTGATCTCCGTACAGAGATGTATGAAGTTCTGTCTTCTTGTCAGCCAAGTTTACTGTCGGCGCTATTCTGATTGCTGTAGCATATTCCAAGATCTCTTGCCACTCATCAGCCATCATGATCTGTTGTTCTGCAAATGCTGCGGCAGCGACAGTATCAGTAGGTGCAATCACAGTTTGTGTGAGTGGATGCTGTGTTTGATAACGCATGTAACAGTTATATGCGTTATTAGGCATTGAAGCGAGATAAACTTGATTGTTATTTCTAGTCCAATACATTGGCATACCAGGAATATTCAACAAAACTTCAATCGAATCAGGACTACGAAATTTCAGATCATAACCAGCATTAGTCGCAAGATTAGAGAGCGAGGGCACTGCGTAAGGATTGTTGAAAATAAAAAACGAATTGACCTTACTTACATCCAGCGGTGCCTCTGCTGTCTTCAAAAAGAAACTTGCTGCATAGTTATTCTGATATGCTACCAAACTCACAATCGGACCAGTATCTTCCAACAGAGGATGTTTGTAATCCGTTGTCAGCTCCAACACTGCCTTTCTGATAGCTTCCATCATCACAGCAGTACTGACGGATCTATTCATCAGAAGTCCAGTAATTCCCGCGACACAATCACTAGCTAGAAAACTCATACAGGCTCCTTAAAACACATAAATCGTGTGTGACGCGGTAGGATCGGTTGTTGTGAGTGTGATCTGATCACTGTCTGGCGGCGCCGTTCTTGAGACTGGCGCATTTTTATCCTGATCCACGACATGAAATCCTATCGGCTGCCTCAGTAAACCATGATTGATAACAAGACTCCCACTTGAAGGCCAGTTATACGCTGCTCCTGTATCAGTTGAGCCATGAGCTGCAATCCTAATCAGTGTACCAGAACCGTTTCCTTTGTCAAACTGAGTGTAAACACCAGCATTTACTCCCGCAGTACTAGGCGCATTTCCTTTAGCCGTGCCCATGTCTACATTGCCAGTCAATGTCTGCTGCACACTCTGCGTCCACTGCCGATGAGAGGTAGGAAGTGTGTGAGCGAATGTATTTGGATCATAAGGTTTCATTACACTGGCCTCTGTTTCGGATCAAAGGAACCAAAAATAGCTTGTTTTGTGAGCCGAACTAACGCTGTACCCATATCTGGCAGCGCTGCAATGGAAATCTGAAGCTGTGGAGAGTGCTCTGTGACAGCGCCAGAAGTTGCAGTTGAATCAGAGAATATCTGCGTTTCTACTGGCAAAGTAGACAAAGAATCAAATTCAGCCGGAGTCAGTAACTGAAAACTAAATTCATTGCCATTGAGATTATAGCTTATGACAACATCCTCCGAAACCTGCGCATTTATTGCAGAATACATCCCATCCACAGTTACATCACGTCCAAAAGCGACTTCCTCAGATGGGAAAGTCACACTTGGAGGTAGGGAGAGAGATGATCCATTTGGTACTCCCTCAGATAGTTCATAAAATTGATATACCTGAGGAGATCGTTCTACCGCTACAATTGGTGAACACTGATTAAACAAGTTAGAACTTGCCGTAGTATTCGAGGAGGCAAACACTCCAAGAGCAAGAGAGTAAAGATTTTCCGCTGAAACAAGTAATGTTATCGTCTGCCAAGTAGCGTTTGATGGGTTGTAGATGTAGATCACGTTACCAATGGCAAGTAGAAAGAGTACGGTTTCAGAAGTCAACATCACAGCGCAAGCAGCGTTACCAAAGAGCCTAAAAGAATTTTCACCCAAAGTATTAAAAAGCGCCTTATTGATCTTAGCACCCACGGCTGTGATTCCATATGCGAGTTGATAAACGTCTGAGTTACCTACATACAAGCCCGACTGGTCATACTGAGCGAGTAATGCTGTAACCTGCGCTCCTTCTCCTTCGTCGCCGAGTCCAATGTGATTAAAATTAAATGGAGAAGTCGCATTACCTGTGGCAGTCGCATAGCTTATACCTTGAGAACGAATGATAAAAGCTGTAGCATTGGTCACAATAAGTCCAGTGAGATAGTCGCCAATATCCGCAAGTTGAGCGAAGCCGGCCCCTGTAACATACCCATCAAGTCCAAGCGGTGCCCAGGTATCAAGATTAAGCGTAGCACTCCAAGCAAAGATCATATCAACAGAGGCTATAACCGTTCCCGGCGCTGGAATAAGACCAAGACCAATAAGAGAACCGGCAAACTTCCTGAGTACTCGAACACCTTGCAATGTTGTCGAAGTAACGAAAAGCCCAGGACCGCCGTATTTGATAATTGCAGGTCCAATGTTACCAATATACAGTATGCCCCCTACAGAGGCAATGGATGCCTTATTTGGAAGTACGGTAGAAAGCACCGTACCACTTCCAGTACCGTCAGAACCGCCTGTAAGATGCGTAAGTGCTCTGCAAGAAAAATAATAATACGAAGCGTCAGAACCAGTAAGTACAGAAAGATCTTGAACTGTAATACTATTACCAGTCACACCAGCTATTACAGCAGTAAGAGTCAGAGAACTTGAGCCAGTATTGACTGTCGCAATTACATTTTGATCGGCAGGATAAGTGCTCAGTCCATTTATATCTGCTGCCATCGCATTAAGAATAATAACAGGACTCGATGTCAGCGTATTTAGCGGCACCGGATCTCCCACGATAACCGGACGTTGATCAAAATAATTGTTCGTGTTTATGTTAGAATCATCAAGTCCCGTATTTACAATTTGAAACCCTGTTATAGTACCACCAGCACCTACAGAAGTAATTTGAATCTGTACATTAGGGTCAAGTGCATTTACAGGATCTATTGTAACAGTTTGAGTGGGAAAGTCAACACCTCCAGATACTACATAATAGACTTGACCAACGGAATAATTAACTCCACCTGGCTCATTAAAAAATCCTATGAAGTTCAAGTCAGCTATCGTAACATTTGACCAAGTTCTAATGCCAGTTATTGGAGCTATATCAATATAAGCTCCATTTTGATAAACACCTGTTATTTTAAGCACAGCACCAGAACCTGGAAGCGTAGGAGTCACAGGAGTAACTCCATTACTCTGTACTGTGTATGTACTACTACCTCCCGGACCTTCAATCTGTAGAACTACATCACTTGGCTGTGCAAATGCGAGAGTCGCAGCGCCGACGGTGTAGTTATAACCCGCAGTATAAAGTGGAACCGTCGCCATAGAACTGTTGATATAGGTAGTTTCATATGAGTTTGGAACGAGTGAAACTGTAAGAATCGCACCTGTAAGGGGATTCACAGTTTCTATGATAACTTGTGCCGTGATATTCGCAGGAGTAGTTCCTTGTACTATCCAATACGTATCACCTACTTTATAATTAGTACCTCCAGTAACAGTGATTGCACTAATTATTCCAGTTAAATCAAAACCGAAATTTCCATGCGCCGGACCTGCAATAGAAGTAACAGCTGTTATAGCAACCGTCGCTCCTGCTCCAAGTCCTCCGCCGCCAGCAATCGTCTGTAAATCGACTGTCACAGAGGCCGCAATAGCAGGTGTGGCGCTGTTATAAAGAGTGTAGTTAAGCGTATCATTCCAGTACGTCACCGGATTCCCAGGAACCCACGCAGTCATGTAGAAAGTATAGTCTACTCCCGTAGGCGGTCTCGTCACACCAGAAGCCTTGTATCCAAGAGCATAATTCAGAGTGCCATACCTAGGAGTATAGAAATTTCCAAACCCAATCAATATGACTCCAGCAGTTCCACTCCAAAGAGTGGGAATCTGTACTGGATTAAGCGATGCTGCAACTAACTGATTGTCTACAACAATAAATCCATCGCAATTTGTAAAACATCTTGGGTCAATATAAGCCGGCGGCGCAGACGTATCCACGCCGCCGAAGGGAGCTTCTTTTCCACCGTAGGTAATCTCAAGACCGATATTACCATTCGATAGTTCTGTTTTTTCGATAGCGCCCATTGTCTACTCCTACTTAGTTGCCAAGAACAAGTCAATCTCTCCGGTAAAAGTACCGCTAAATGTAAGCGGTCCAGAGAGCCAGCCCATTTCGTAGAATACCACCTGTGTGTCTACTCCAGACGAGGTAAAGGTATAAGCTCTGCCTGCCTCGTCTGTGATGATGAATGTCTGTCCAGCAGCCGTCATACCAGTCCACGAGCCGCCTTTGATCTTCACATTCGCTGCGCCGAAAGGAGTAAATCCAGCCGTAGTGATCTTCCAGATACGCCCTGAGAAATCATTCGCCATCTCGGTACTCCTTTCTTAGTTGAAGTTGTACGAGCAGTGAACTACAATGCCGTAGAAGTCTACAGTACCAGTAGCGCCGCCAGTAAAGTTCACATTAGCAACCACCTCGGTGTCCGCAGTAATAATCATAGCAGGCGTCGCTACAGCTACATTCTTAACATAAGGAGTAGCTTGAACTGCGGTTGGAAGACCATTAGCTGCAAGAGCGATCAGATTAGCAACCACCGGAGCCGTTGTGTTAGCAAAAGCTGTAGTAGTTAGCCCGACTGTTGCTACCGCTGCCGCTAAGCCTGCGACAGTGTAGATAACATCAATCGAGTTAATCTGCATACCCTTAGGAATCGGCCCACGTTGTATGTTTCCAAGCGTTGGCAAATTAGCAGCAAGAATCGGCGGAATCCCTGCTGGCAGAGCCAGTGGATCGCTGGTATTTGCTACAGTTGTAGGTCCGGCAACTCCTGCGGCTGTGCCAAACTGTGACTGGCTGCTGGCAGAAGCATACTGGCCAGTTCTCAAAAACAAACCAAGATTGGCAAAAAACGTACTAGCATCCGTAGCAGGTACGTGCTTAGTGAACAAACCCGGTCCCGCAGATGCGGCAGCAGCCAGACCTGCGACATCTGTAAACTGACCAGCGTCTACAAAAATCTGTAGATCAGTTGAGGGAGTGCCTTGCTCCCATTTCCCATCTGTATTACCCATTCGATCTCCCTCTAGCGCCTTAGCGCCTTAGATCAGAAAATCCTCGACTTCTTCAGCAAAATCTGGATTACGAAGCTTTTCTACAGGTACGAATTCTTCTTTTCCATCAGTGAGTACCTGCGCTATTTTAATATCCCTCTCACCAAGTAATCCCGGAGTACCGTTAGAATCTTGGCACTTCGGACAAAGAAGTTTTCCACGTTCCCATTTCATTAGTGCGATCTTAGTCTTACTATCACACCGATCACAGTAATGCCACGGACCTGTAAGATGTGTGTGCCGTAATCCGGTCTGTGCGAAGAAGCTCATTTTGAATCCTCAGAGTAGATAGGGAGCGGGAGCAGGATCGCGCCCCCCAGCTACTATCACAACAATGTTCTGTTGTGAATCTTCTACGGTCCCTGAGTTCCCCACACACCCTGCCACCGTGGGCACCAAGCAGCAACACGCATACGAGTCTTCTGCTTGATAGCGTCAGTGTCGAAGTCATCGTCAAAATCCGTTGTAGGAGCTTCACGATTGACCACTTGCAGCGCATGATCTGCTTTTTCTGCAACCAAGAACCAAGCAGACGGTGAGTTAAGCCAAGGAACTTCAAGGTTCTTGTAATCTTCAGGCAACAGGGAATTGATCGTATTATCCCCTGTGTAGGGCTTACCCGGAGAACCAAGAATCTCACGAACCAAGAACCGAAGTTCAGGAGGAGTAATGAGATGTTGCCACCTGAGACGAATTGGAAATCCCATATTATCTACCATACGGGAAGCGTGGTTAGTAGCAAGTTGAAGACCCGCTACCGAAAAATCCACATCTACAGAAGGCCGGTTAGGATAAGTTCCCGGCGCAGAAATAACGCCAGCCAATCCTGGACCAATCGCTGTAGCCTGTGCGCCACCGAGCAAAGCATGAGCGTTATAGAAGAGAGGATTACCGTCGAATGTAGTAACCGAGGATGTGAATCCTTGATTAAATACATTCCATGCAATCATCTCTTTGGTAAACGCCGCAGACCGTGCCAGCAACGTCGGACCCTTTTTCCCGACAAGACCGTACTTGTCATCGTCATACAGTTCCTTGGAAGTCCTGATACCAAGGGAGTATGTCAAAGGCTCGACTCTCTTAGAAGCACCTTGCTTCATTTCTGTATAAGAAGTGGAGGCATTTTCAGGCTTTTCAATCAGCACAGAGATGCCTGCCATCTCAAGCTCTTGCTCGTATTCAGAGTCAGAATCTACCTCATGAAACACCTTGGGGTAGTCTGACGATTTCAACTGGCTGTCAAGGCAATCGAAGTAGATCTTCTTGAGCCCCGGCTGCATCAGCTGTGCGAATTTTGCTCTAACTTGAGGCATAGAAATCTCCTTCGATTAAGCTACTTGGACTGCTGCGGTTAGAAAGACAAAGTTGACAAGAGAATTGAGTCCCGGTCCCATTGGAAGACCGACAACCTGTACGCAAGAAGCAGCACCAGTCTTGCCACCGTCAACATACCAGTAGCCATTGGCATCCTTAGTCAGACCAAGAATAGCACCAACGGTTGCCTGCGTGGTGGTCCAGTTAGCGGCCGTAGTGCCAGTGGAGTTGTCATACAGAGCCTGGAAAATGTTATCCTGATTCGGCTCGATATACAAAGTACGTCCATCAGTAACCGGCGTGCCAAGTGCGATATTCACAGCCGAAGGCTGATTAACCACTGAGCCATAGGTTGCTGTCGCAATGTTCCCTGTCACACCACCAAACGGCGCCACAGGAGCACCAAGACCTGCACTGCCAAGGTTAGCGCTAAAGGATTCGGCTATTCCTAGAATCCCAGCCGTCACTGTCGAGCCATCCCAGGCAATCACAAATCCTGAACCATTCAACTGTACAGGAGTTCCTGACAAGAAAGTTTGTCCCTGCGCTTCGGGTTGAGAGCTGGTAAACGGCGTAGTACCCGCCTTCTCCAGCACTTGTAGAATCGGCAGATGTGTGGTAAGATTTGCCGCTGCCATATGCTCTCCTCATTTGCTGTTAGGGCGATGCCTGCTACACCGCGGGGTTTTAGGTTAAGCTACTGGATCGTAGAATGAGCCTACTTCTGGATTCATAGGAACTTCCTGAAGATCGAAAGTACCTGAAACCCTCGCTGCCGGCGGTCTACGATTGTTTCCAAGCTGACGCTGTGAGAGCTCTAATCCTGCACGGCGTTTACCGTAGAGGATACGCTTGTGGACACGTAAAGCAACAACATCCACATAGCAGTAGTGCTTGTCCGAATCAAACACCAGAGGAAGTTTGAAGTTAGGATGTACGTGTTCTGCTATCAGAAACTCGTACCCTTCCGCCATGAGCTGTCCGATCCTTCTCTGATCCTTCGAGGCCCATACAACCTCATACTCAGGATCTTTCAACTTTATATTCATATAATCAGGCACTTCGTGCTCAACTGTAGGGATATAAGTTGAAGTCTTGTACGCATCCTGCTCAGTCATAGTAGCCCAATTGGGCTCTTTTGGCCGCGCTGCTTCGACGCGCTCTTGCTTTCCTTTGGCGAGAACACGCTTGATAGCTTCCTCAAGCGCCGCCGCAGAAACATTAGAACCACTCAATGCTGCTGCTACGTCTTTGTGGTTAATCTCAGGCATAACCGATTCCCTCCTTATCTAAGATTTCAGCATAAGCCTTCGGCGTAAACCCAAGATGCTTAGCAGCACGTTTAACATTTTCATCTGCCTCCAACGCGGCGAGACGATTCTTGCTATCATCTGCTACGGCAGAGCTACCAGCAGAACCTGAACTTGTTCCACGACCGCCTTCGGAGTTGGCAAAACGATTTTTGAGTTTGCCTTCTACAAGTTCTGGTGTGTGCTTGCCCAAGATCGTGTGGTAACAGTTTTCAACATTCTGCGCGTTGTTTCTAAACGCCGCCGGCTGATTCTCAAGAAGTGCATCGACTTCTTTCTTGATGTCACCAGAGTAATAAGGATACTTCTCAGCATCCTCGAAGACTTCACGCTTGATCCGATCCGCACGAAGCAGTAACACTTCATTTGTGACCGGCTGACTAGCAAGAGCAACAGCTTCTCTAGTCTTACCTTCGAGCATCAGAGATTCGATACGTTCCTCAAGGTCAGATTGAGATTCGGTAGAAGTCTTCGCCGCCGCTGCACGAGCAGCCATTGTGTCTTTCTCTGTCTGCTTTTCTACAAACTTGTTAATCCCCGCAAGCGACTCCAGAATCTGCGTCACCTTCGGAGTAAGATCAGCCGCCGCGTTAGCGCCAGCTTCGATCTTGGTAGTCAACTCATCAGGAAGAGTGAACTCCTCTGTTCCATCTTCCTTCGGTTTCTTCTGCCACGAAAACAGTGCCATTAGACTTCACCCCTTTCCTGTGAGCGTTCCATCTTCAATTTCTGAGAACCTTGATGTTGCAGCTGCTCTTCGAGAGTTCTTAATCTCTGCGGCAGCTCAAGAAGTGTCTCGACCACTCTTAGCTGTGTGCTGATTTTAGTTGATATCGCTTTCACAGTATCTGCGCTTTCCTTAGTCGTATCATACCTCGCCCAAGAAAGCGCCTCCTCTTTGAGACTATTCAATAACCCCATCACCGGCTGGAACTCCTCCTTGAGCCATAGCTCCTGAAGGGCCACTCGGTATGGAGTTAGATCCTCGATTTTGTTGATTTCCATTCCCTGCTCCTGCTCCTGCTTGCTGCTGCATCGCGGCTTCGATAATCTTCGACACATCAGGTAGTAACGCATCTGGATTATCACGGTTAAAGTTGCGCGCCAAGGTCATAGCTGAGACTCTTGTCGCAAGAAGCATTTCCAAGTAATACTGTTTCAAATCTGGTGAAATGCCTGGAGAGTTGATTGCTTGGATAATCTGTGCTTGACTCTGATAGTAACGATCAAACCTGTCTGAGATAAGAATGTCATTTTGTTTGTCAAGCTCTTTGTTGGCAGATGCCGAAGATGGACGAAGCCGCAGACCTAGTGTACCATCGCGGTAGAGATCAAGCGCTTTCTTTAGTTTCTCAGCATCGTTGCCATATTTCTTGAGCTTTTCTCCGATACCAAAGTTTGAGTACATTGTAAGGAACTTACAACCTAACTTCACATGTGCTGAGCGCATGTCTCCAGTACGGAGGTTGTTTCTGTTATTCTGCTGCGCCATGACCATAGAAGTGCCAGCGGCGCTGTAGATGCCACGCTTTGGATTTACAATCCCACCACCTGTGCCACCAGAGGCCGGATCAACACCAGTACGCTCCTTGGCTATTGCCATGTGGAACTGATCAGGACCATCACTATAACCCAAGTCAGCGCCGGCTTTGATATGTTCAATCTCTTTCTCACGCGCCGGCAACACAACGCCAGGAAACACGTCTAGCATAGAACCAAGCTTAGATTCAGGATCAGCACGCCACACACCCAGCATCGCCATGTTACGATTGTTTGTACGCCAGTTGTTATTGTTCGATAATTCCTTCTGAATCATGTGAATCATCTCAGCAAAACCTGTACCAAGATAAGACTCATCATCGTAGGCTAATTTCATGTCCTGATATGGAAGCATGTTCTTAGGATAATTATTAAAAGCTATCCACAGAATCTTCTCAGAATTCTTATGGTATTTCGCCTGGAAAGAATACTCCTTGCCGCTGAGGTAGTATGTGAAGAACACTGTGTAAATATACCACCGTGCTGCACCAGTATCTACACCGGAGGAATCAATCGAAAACTGCTCATTGATCTCCCGTTCCATCTCTGTTTCTTGAACAGCGTCAGGATTACTGAGCAACTTCTCAATATCCGACGATTTGTAATAAGGACTCTTTGCTTGGAGATCCTGTACTGCCCACATATCAAGTGAATCAATATGCCCAAAGAGCTTCATATTCTCAAGTTTTGGCACCGAAGGATCAAAGATAAATCTGTTCAGCGGCAACAACTCAGGATGAGGCCCATCACGCTTAGTGATGACACGATCTTCTGAAACTACAGGTCCATCTTCTGCCGAGGTTCCGCCAGATTTATACTCACGCACTATCTGTGTCTCATACTCATAAGGCGTATAGATGATTCCTGTACCATACTTGATCGCACTGTGAAATGCGCTCTGTTCTACTCTGTACAAATCAAGCTCATCTGGCGCATAGGCCATGTCCATTAGGAAATTCTGAACAACCTGTTTCAGCTCTTCCCCATCTTTTTTCGGCAATCCTCCACTCATCGTCGCTGCCCAGAGTGGGTCATACATATAGATCCCACCCATAATGCGAGCAAGAAGTTCATCTGAGGCAGTGCCGATGATAGGAATTACTAAGTTCGCCGCACCCGGCCAAGGCCAGTCTGCTTCTTTATTCTTCGGGCGAGCCTTATACAACCGCACATATTCTGGCAACTTCTCGGTTCTGAAAGTCTGAAGTCTACGATCAAGATGCGCAATCTTGTCCTTGACAAAATCGCACAGCTCCCTGTAGTTATCTTCTCCGATAAGTTTCGGTGTTACTTCAGTAGGCGGTTGATATGGCATTAGTACATCTCCCTTACGCTGCCGCTGCTGACATACGTCTTACAAACTGTGCGTGTTGTTTGAGCATAAAATCATCAACACGTTCTTGCGAGACTTTGTCAAACTTCCAAATCTGTGGACCGTAGGAAAGAACGTCAAGCAAGTCAATCAGACCTTTCCGTTGGCCATATTGTTCTACTTCTTCCTTGAACTCTGTACAGTTATTCGTATCCAACCAAAGCTCATGCCGCTCTACGATTGGAATGAAATTCTCAATTCGCTCAGCCTTAGCGCCAGCGTTCTGCGGAGTCTTAAGCGGAAGAAACTGGATACCAACTAGTTC